CGACCAATGTGTAATCAAGAAATTAATCCAAACGAACCACAGCAGGTTCAATTATGGATTTCGTCAGCAAGTGAAAAGAACACGTATTGTTATGATAAGACAATTGAAGCTATGGAAATGGCAATTATTAACCCTTCTAAAAACTTTATTCTTGGTTTTGACTATAGAGTCCCCGTATTAACTGGGCTATTATCTCGAAATTTTCTTAATGAAATTAAAACCTCTTCTACTTTTAGTGAAAGTGGTTTTGCTAAAGAATATATGAGTAGATTTGTTGGCACTTCAAGTGAAGCATGGTTTGATTATGAAAAATTAGATTCGCGGCGAAAACTTGTTAATCCCGAAACGCACGAAATTGTTAGAGAAGGTATTGAAAGTTTCTACTTATTAGCAGTGGATGTTGCGAGAATAGGATGTCAGACAGTTTGCGTAGTAATAAAAGTATTTCCTAATGATACTGAATGGCATTTTAATGTCGTTAATATTTATATTCTTGGAAAAAATGATTCAGAAAAAGTATTTGATCATCAGGTACTGGAACTAAAACGTTTAATGGAAAAATTTCATCCAAGAGAAGTTGTTATAGATATTAATGGTCTTGGCGTTTCTTTTGCAGATTTAATGATAAAAGAAACTTTTGACTATGAGAGAAATATTACGCTACCGGCATATGGCTTTAGTAATAGAGATGAATATGAAGGTATTCAACCTCGCGGATGTGAGAGAATCCTTTATGGTATTAAAGCTACCGGTCAAATAAATAGTGATATGCACTCCACATTATTTGCTAAAGTTTATTCTGGGGCTATTAAATTTTTAATTTCAGAGCAAGAGGCAAAAATTAAGTTAATGAGTACAAAAGCTGGACAGAAAATGAAACCAGAGGCAAAAATCGCAAGACTTATGCCGCACGAATTAACTTCAATAATGATAAAAGAAATTATGAATTTGAGAATTAAACCTACTGGAGTAAACAATCAAATTTCAGTTGAGCAAATTAATAAAAGAATGTTAAAGGATAAGTTCTCTGCTCTTGAAATGGGAATTTATCGTGCCGTTACTATGGAAACTGAAAATAACACAAGGCGTAGAAATCGTGGTCTTGGAGGAAAACGAAAATTAACATTCTTTAAAAAGGGGAGGTGAAATAACACGTGGATAATAAAGAAGCTGAGGGAAAATTACGAGAACAAAGGATTACAACCTTTAAGAAAGCAATAAAAGATATGATTGCCACATCTAATGCAGCATATTCCCGTTCAGACTCACGTTCCTTAAGAAAAAGAAGAGTTAAATATACTAAAGAAGAAATTGAAAGAATTGTTGAATATGGAACTGCAGTAGAGAAAGCAGAACTTTCCCAACATTTTTTTGAAGTTAGTGGATTATATAAAAGAATTATACTTCACTATGCTACTTTTTTAACATATTCTTGGATACTTGTGCCGCACGTCACAAATGATAAGAAAAAACTTACAGACAAGAAAATTTCAAAAGCTTATTACAATGCTTCAGACTTTTGTAGTTCTTTTGAAATAGAAAGAAAAAGTACCACTTTTGCTAAGACGGTTTTAGTAAAAGGTGGGTATTATGGTCTTATACATGATACTGGGGATTATGTGGTAATTCAAGATTTACCTTTTGAATATTGTCGTAGCCGCTACAAAAATCAACAGGATATTGATATTGTAGAATTTAATATGAAATTTTTTGACACTATTAGAGAAGATGATTTAAGAAAAGAAATCTTATCAACTTATCCAAAAGTAGTACAAAAAGGATATTACAATTATAAACATAAAGGTAAAAATTGTTGGATTTTTTTGCCGGCGGAAATGGGAGTTTACTTCTCATTCTTCGATGAATCACCATTCTTTTTAGATTTAATTCCATTGCTTGACGATTTAGACGATTACAAGGAAATTGATAAGAAAAGAAATCTTCAAGCATTAAAGAAAATATTTGTACAACAAGTTGGTACCGATGGTCTTAAATTAGTATTTGAGCCAGACGAAGCAGAGGAAATGCACGAAGGTGTTATTGAAATGCTTCGAGATAATCCAGATGTTGACGTTGTTACTACTTATAATAAAATTGATTTACTTGATTTAAGTAGTGAAGATGACGAAAAAACAGATATAAATAGCGTACAAGATTTAATCTATGAAAGCGCTGGTGTTTCTAAAGAACTTTTCTGTGCAACAACAGATGCGGGATTAAAATTGTCTTTAAATAATGACTTAGCAATGATGATGATTTTAGGACAAAAATTTGCTCATTTTTATAGTACAATTTTAAATTATAAATTTAGAACAAGAGAGGTTAAATTTAGATTATTAATTCTACCAATTAGTTATTATAACTGGGAAGAATACGTAAGCAAGGCTAAGGATTTAGCAGCATTTGGATATAGTTTCTTAACTCCTATTATGGCAACTGGTGTAGACCAAACTAATTTAGTGGACTTAAAGGAATTAGAAAATGAATTATTAAATCTTGATGAAGTATTAAAGCCATTACAATCAGCTTATACACAATCTGGAAAAACAAATGCAATAACTGCTAAGGCGGCTGAAGACGCGGCCAAGGCAAAAACAAAAGAAACTTCTTCTACAGATACTAAAAAAGAAGATACTTCTACTGAAGATTCTTCTTCCAATAAAAAAGATTCTGAAGAGGAGGTGAATAAGAACAATGAATAATATAATTAACTTTTCTAATATGGAATCTTCTATTTTAAAATTTGAAGTTTCTATATACGGAGAGATTCAAAAGCTAACAGAAACACTTTCTAAAACCAGAGTACGAATTTTTTATAGGGGAATGAATAGAAATCGCACTTATATATCAGAGGGATTTGCTCAAAAATTAATTTCATCTCTTCCTTATGCACCAATAAAGGGCATCTTCGATCAAGATGCTATGGATTTTGAAGGACATGGTGAGGATAATACAGATGGAAGAATTTATGGAATAATTCCAGAAAATCCAAATTTTGCATGGGAGAAACACTTAGATGATGATGGTGTTGAGAGAGAATATGCAACAGCAGATGTTTATCTCTTTACAGGTCTTTATCCTGAAGCTAAACTAATCCCTGGTAAATCTCAATCAATGGAGATTTATAAGAAAACATTTAAAGGAGAATGGAGAATTTCTGAAGAAGATAATCAACCATATTTCTTCTTTACAGATGGTTGTTTAGTTGGACTTCAAGCTTTAGGTGATGATTGTGAACCATGCTTTGAGGGCGCGGCGTTCTTTAGTTTATATAATCATATTAAAGAATGTCTTGACCAATTTACAAAAAATAAAAAGGAAGGTGATAAAGTGGGTATCGCAGATTTTAGATTATCAGATAATGAGAAATACGATTTAATCTTTACAGCTTTAAATCCTAATTATACTGAGGAAGGCGGCTGGGCATTAGATTATTACATCATGGATGTATATGATGAATATGCTCTTTGTAAGAAGAAAAAGGATTATTCTTGTGTAAGAGCTTATTATACAAAAGATAATGCCGCAGATACAGTTACTCTTGGAGAAATTGTGGGTGTAAAGATTGTTGATATTACTGAGTCTGAGGCTATGGCTTTAGAGGCAATTAAAGCTACAGCAGGGAATTATGAAACAGAAAAGGCTGAGTGGGAGACTGAGAAAGCTACTCTCGAATCAACAAAGACAGAACTTGAAACTAAGGTTTCCGAACTTGAATCTGAAAAAGCTACTTATGAGACAGAAAAGACTGCTCTCACAGAAGAAAAAACAACTTTAGAAGCAACTCTTGAGGAAAATAAAACTGCTATCGAGGAATACACAACTAAAATTGCAGAAATGGAAACTGAAAAGGCTACTCTTGAGGAAACTAAAGCTAACTATGAGAAGGAAATTGAAGATTTAAAGAACTTTAAATCTGATATTGAACAGGCTCAGAAAGATTCAGTTATTGAAGAATTTAGCAATAGCTTAACTGATGAAAAGATTCAGGAATTTAAAGATGCTATGGCTAATTATTCAGTATCAGACTTCAGAAAAGAAGTTTGTATGGCAGCATATGAAGCTAATAAAGGGCTTCTTAATAATAATCATGCTGAAGAACTTATTTATAAGAATAATGGCTCCGGCGATAGCAAAGCTGAAAGTGGAGCAATTAGAATCTTAAGAAAGAACAAGAAAGGAGGTAATAAATAATGGCAATTAAGTTTTTTGATTGTAAGGGTTATGGTCAAATCGAACCTAATCAGGTATCTTTCACAAGAGACGGAAGAATTGAAGCTCAGTGTGAACTTGACCCAGAAAAATTTGCGGCACATTTCCCTATGACAGCAGAAGAAGCTGGAGATAAGAAAATTTATGGTGAGAACGGTGTTTTCCTTATGGTAGATAAGGTTAAGAAAATTGCTACTGTTCCTACAAAGGATCTTAGTGATAAGGGATTCCCTATGGGCATTAATTATTCAACAGAAATGATTTATAATCAGTTTACTCCTGGTCGTAGAAATTTCTGCATGATTTGCGGCGAATTTCTCCCAACAATTGGTTTTACAGAAGTAGGCGAAAGAATTACAACTAATGCAGTTGCCTGGGATGATACTGTATATTCTCAGGAAGATTCTAAGGAATTTTATGATGCAGTAAAGGAAGACCTTGCTGAAGGCCAAGTTGTTTATGCTTGCGTAGTTGAAGGTTCTAATGGTAAGCTTACAATTGGTGCTAAACCAGCAAATGCACTTGGCAATGTATATGCTCAGGTTGTTAAGGCTTATACTAATGCTGACGGTACATTAGCTTTCATGTTTGAATTTATTAATAAGCCTGCTACGGTTTAATTTTAGAAAGGAGGTTTGAGAAAAATGGCAGATTTAAATGCAATTAAAGATTTAGTAGTATGTTCTTTTAAGGGCACAACTCCAGACCCAACAGAATTTTCTACTAAGGATGTAAAAGAAAGTCTTTCAAAAGAAATCCATGCTCTCGCTTCTGACTACAGAACATATCAGAGAAATAAGATGGATCTTTTTGAAATCATGGAAGAAGCTTATGATGAAATTCTCCCAGATTATATTGAATCATATATGGGTTCTTTTGCTGAGATTAAGACAACTGCAGATGGACAGAAAGTTGTTTATAGAGTAAAGCGTGGACGTCAGAGAGCAAAACAGTTTATTACAAAGGTTGGTCTCTCAGGTGCATACGAATCATTCAGACTGGATGCAGACACATTTGAACTCGGTGGTCATGCAATCGGTGGAGCTGCTTATATTAACTATGAAAGATATATTTGCGGCGATGAAGATATCGCAGAATCAACACAGATTCTTCTTGAAGGTCTCGAAGAAGCTATTATGGGCGAAGTTCAAAGAGCACTTATCGCAGCTGCAAATGCTGATAGCCGTCCGGCAAAGAATGTTCACGTTTCTGCTACTTTTGATGCAGATGCAATGGCTGATCTTTGTGCAGTAGCTAAAGCTTATGGCGGTGGAAAGGCTGCTATCTTTGCTGCTCCGGAATTTGTTGCAGCTATGGGTCCAGATGCAATTGGTATGCCTATCTTTAATGGCACTCCTGGTTATGCAGGTGCAACACCACACTATTCGCCAAAGGATATCGAAGATATTGCTAATACTGGTTATATTACATCTTTCCGCGGCACACCTATTGTTCAGATGCCACAGTCTTATACAGATGAAACAAATACAGTAACACAGATTAATCCTGGTTTTGCTTATATCTTCCCAACAGGCGGAGAAAAGATTGTTAAGATCGTTCTCGAGGGTCCAACAAGAATTGATGAATTTAAGGGTAGAGACAGAAGCTTTGAAATTGAAGCATACAAGAAAATCGGTGTTGCAATTCTTACACATCACAACTGGTGTATTTATGAGAATACTTCACTCAGCACTGCTGACACAAAGTATCCTTCAGAAACAGTTTAATTAAAAATAAAAATATTGTAATAGAGAATGGTGAGTGAGATAGTCTCACTCGCCATTTTTGAGTTAAAAGGAGGAATTAATTATGGCAACAAGAATGGTTAAATTAAAGAATATGGTAAATAAAACAGTTAGCGTTAAACTCCCAGAATATGGGATTAATAGACGTTGGACTGCGAAGGGACAGGTAGTTCCAATTCCTTATGAAACTATGGAACAGATTCTTTGGCATGACGGTTTTAGAAAAATGATTGACAGAGGCATTCTTTATATTGAAGATATGCAGGATAAAATTGATTTAGGGCTTGAAGAGGAAGGAACAACAGAACCTTCTAATATTGTTGTACTAACAGATAAACAAATTGAGACTTTATTAACTACATCTCCAATTGATGTATTTAAACGAGAGCTTGATAACGTTTCTGAAACACAGGTTCGTGGCGTAATAAATTATGCAATTCTTCATAAGCTTATGGATATGGCTAAAATTGATTATTTAGAGAAGAGGGTACCTGGAACAGATATTCTTCATGCAATTTCAATGGAAAAACAGATTGAAAAGGCTGAAGTAGCAGAAAAGTAAGGTGATATAAATGGTTTCACTTATGACAGTATATGATGCTTTTTTATCTAAAGTTGGTGAGGATGACTGGACAAGATGTTATTCCAAAGAAGATTTAGAATGGTTTATTAAGGATTGGCGAGAATTTTTAAATTCTGCCATTCCATATTTTAAATTTCCACGTTGCAGTTTAGAAATTAATGAGGAAACTCAAGAATTTGTTGATGAAAATATTTCCCAAGATGAAATTCAAGTTTTATCAGTTTATATGAAACAGGAATGGTTGAAAAGGACCATTGATACTTGGGAAAATATAAAAACTCAATATGATGAAGCAGACTTTTCACAAGCACATTTATTAGATACTTTCTTAAAACTTAGAGAAGCCGCAAAAGATGAGGCTAAAGAAATCGAGGCCATCTATTATCGTTCAAGAAAAAAGAAGCCTTATAAATACAGTCGCTTGATTGGTGGTAATAAGCAAAACAGAAGGCGATTTAGATGATTGATGTAAAAGAGACTTATAAGGAAGGCTATAAAGATAATATGAAGAAAAAGCTTTATGGTCTTTTAAGAGAACGAGAAAAAGATGGTGAGTGGGAAAAATTTTTAGATTCAATACTTATTGAACTTATGGGTTATGATGATAATAAAAAAACAATAGAATATTATTCTTTATTTAATAAGTTATCATCTTGTAGATATTTATCTTTTAAATATTATCGAAAAACAATCTTTGATTGCATGAATCTTTTTGATAGGATTGATGTATAATGGGTTACTTTGAAGATGTTTATTTAAAAAGAATGAATTTGCACGGAAACACACAGCAAGAGCGAGTTCAATATAGAAAAGAAAAAGAATTTAATGATTTATTTCTACGAAAAACTCAATGGCAAGCTAATATTTATCAAATTGACGACGAAGAAAGTGATATTGTTTGTAGTTTGCAACCTAATAAATGGAATGAAAGTGAATTAATTTCTAATATACTTATTTCAACGAAAAATTCGCCGCTAAAAACGGGAATGATTCTTTATATATATCAGAGAATAAAAGATATTGAGTATAATAAAATTTGGCTTATTCTTCATTGTGAAGAAAAAATTGCCAAAGGATATTATGCTTATAAGGCAGTTTGTTTAGACAGTGTAGTTAATATTACAAATGAATATGGAGATACGTTATATTCTATTCCTGTAAAATTTGTTAATGCCTCAAACTCTATGGTAAGTGATTATTTTTCTTTTGTTGAGGCTGGATATAGAGAGCCGAATAGCAATCCAAGATTTATAACTCAAGATAAAAATTTTCTTAAAAAAGATATTTATTTTGACTATAATGAACGAGGGTTCCAAATTGCGGGAAAGGATAATATTAGTATTAAAAATGTTGCCTATGTAACTATTGCTGAACGTTTAACAAGAGAAGTTGAGCCGCGAACATCTGAAAAGATAGAAGTAGGCTTTGATAAAAACTTTTTCTTGAATAATAAGTAGAGGTGAATGATATGGATTCAACAGTTAAATATGGACAGGAAATTGGTCCTAATCTTATAAAAATCGCCCAAAGGCTATTGCAAAATCAAAACCTCTGCAAATTAATTAAAAATACAGACATGGACCCATTAAATAATGAATTACATCCAGATGAAATAAATGGGCTTAGTCTTTTAAATAAAAATGTAAGAGTAGTACCATTAATTACAGCAGAAGATCAAACCACAGAAAGTAAAATTGTATTGCTTTTTGATGAAGGAAAAATTAGTTATTCTAATTCAGATAATGAAAATTTATCATTGATGATAAATGTCTATTGTCCATTTGAAGAGTGGTTAATTGTTGGAGATACTCTTCGTCCATTTGCTATTATGTCTGAAATTAGAAAAAGTATTCAAGATAAAAGAATCAATGGTTTAGGAGAAATTAAATACTCTGGCTTCTCAGTTTCAACCTTAACAGAAGAAATGGGATGTTATGTAATGGGATTTGAGATTAATGCTTTCTCATAGACAAATTGAACGAATTAAAGAAGATGCTTTTTCTGGAAATTCAAGTTTATTACCGAATGTTTGTAGAGTTACTCCATTAACTATGGGAGAAATTTTAAAACTTGGAATGGACTCATATAATAGTAAATTGGGAATTTTATTATTAACTGAAGTTGACATAGTGAAAATAATCAAGGAAAAAACTGGACAAGAAATTCCAATTGAAAACATTGAACCATTATCATATTTACTTCAAAGTGCTGAACATGATGATATGTTTTTATTGGAGCTGCAATCTGCCTTTGCTACTTTTATAAAGGAAGATATAATGTTACTTCCGAAAATTAATTCTGTATTAGTTGGGGCGCCGCAAGATAGGCGTTTAATTACAAGTCAAAATTATTCTGATTTCCAAGACATTCTTCGGCTACATAATAAGCGAGAAATGAAAGAACCCCCACCTGAAAATGAATCGGCTATTGCCCGAAAATTTCGATTAAAAAGGGAGGCTCGCGATGCGGCCAAAAGAAAACAACAAGAAAAAAATGGAGACGGTCAAAGTTTAGTAGATTTACTTGAAATTGCAACTGTCTTTGGAATAGATTATAAAAATGTAACTTTATTTGCTTTTTATAATTTGATTGCTCGCTATCAAGCTAAAGAAAAATGGGATCAAGATATTAAGTTGATTTGTGCTGGTGCAGATTCTAAAAAAATAAAATCGAAATATTGGGGCGAAAGCCTAAAAGAAAAATAGGAGGTTATAAAGAATGGCTAATCAAAATCTTTTTGAAAAGTATGGTATTAAAGAAGTTGCCGATGTAACATTCTACCGTATTGAAAGAAAAAATGAAGTCTATGAATCTCAGAGAGAAATTTCAGTATCTTCTATTCTTAAAGGAGCTATTACCACTCAGATGGTCTATCCGATGGATGGCGGTAAGGGCGCAGATACTGGATTTGAAGCATACGTGTTTACAGATGCTGATGTTTTAACTCATGCTAATTATGAGTGCGACGATAAGCCGCAAAGAGTAAAAAGAAATATTACTGTTACACTGGTAAATTCTACTGAGGAGTCTATGTCTCCAGAAGACTTAATTTCAGCAGATGGTGCTATTATTAAATTTAATGGAGAATCATATACAGTACCAGAAAATGCTACTGTATTATCAAAAGAACCTATTGATGGAACACCAGATGGTCCTAATAATTATGATTATATAGATCAGACAATTGAGATTGAAGTTGACGGAGAAGGAATCGTAGATGGCACTTCAGCAGGTTATGGTACTCATGAATATTCTTATGAGGAACAAGTTCTTATGCTTTTTGCTAAAAAGCAGAATCTTATTAAGAAGACTGGTGTAAGATATCAATTTACTGATACAGCAATTTTTGAAAATTTAGAATTTAATGATGAATTTGCTGAAGCTCCAAATTCAACTGAAAAAGTTGTAGTACTTGGTTTAGCAGGCAATTTTGATGCTGGTTCTTATCTTTTAGATGACGTAACTGAAGCAATTAAAATGTTAAATTCTAAGACTTATAAAGCTAAGGCTTATGATGTTACTTATAAGAATTATGCTGAATTAGTTGTTGATGATGAAATGGGATATTTTAATCCTAATTTCTTAGGCGGTTCTTATAATAAAGATGGAATTCTTGAAGTTTCATATAAGGATTATGAAAATTATAAAAATGATAAAGATACAGTTCTTCTCTCTGCAACAATGTGGAAAGAAAATGAGAGTTGTAAAAGTATTAATGATGCAATAGATGCACTTAGAAAGAAAAAGAAAGCTTTAGACTATGGAGAAGCATCTGCACTAGGTAAGATTACTTCTGTTAAGGGCGGATACACAGTTACTTCTGAATTACAAATGAATAAAAATGATAAGGATGGTAAATATAAATATGAGCCAACAGCTAACTCAATTAATAAGGGTTATGCACTAGATGCTGTATTAGAAGCTTTAAATGCTATTGCTGTGAGCAATGCAGAAGTAAGTAA